AATACTTGATTTTAAAACAGAACCAGAAGTTGTATCTTATATTACTCAGAATAATCTGCAGAAAGATTTAATTAGAATAGGATTTGAAAACCTACATCAACACTTAACATACACTACTTTTGATAAAGCTTTTTATACATTAGCAGGATTGGATTTTGATATTAGATTTTCTAAATTTTATTTACAAAGAGATTATTCTAGAGAGGAAGAATTAGTAAAAACATTAAACCCAACTGGAGAACCATATGCTTTTGTTCATGATGACCCAGATAGGGGATATAGTATTGACATAGATTGTGACTACAATATCATTAGGAATGATAAAAGATTTTTACTATTTGATTACATTAGTTTATTGGAAAATGCAGAACAGATACATTTGATGCAATCTTCTTTTAAAGATATGATTAATTCTTTCAAAATGAATAAACCAAAAATATATCAGCATAATTATGTTAGAAACTATCCTAAATCAATACACTCAGTAGGATTAAATTACATAGAGGAAATTAATTGATGAAAATACTTTATTGCATTAAAACTACAGAGAGGTATCAAAATAGAAGAGATTCTATTAAAGATACTTGGTTAAAAAACGTTGATGATTATCTTTTTTATTCAGACCATGAAGATTTGGATAATAGTATAATTAAAGTTTGTGAAGATTCTTCTTATGGTGGATTAGAAGAAAAGGGTGTAAATTTTTATAATCTGCTCAAAGACATAGAAATTCAAAGTGAAAAAAATGTTTTGGAGTATTATGATTGGTTATTTTTAGTAGATGATGATACTTTTGTTAATACTAAAAATTTAAATGATTTTGCTCAAGGTGCTGATGAGAGTAAAGGTTATGGGGAAATATTTACATATGAAACACATCCAGACAATCCTATGTTTAGTTCTCCATCATTTAAAAAATCATATAAATGGTACTCTGGTGGAGCTGGTTTGTTAGTCAGCACAAAGACTATTAAAAGTATAAATGAATTTATTAATTACAATACTAGACATGATGATGTTAGTATTGGTCTTACTTTTTTTAATAATGGAGTTGAGTTAGTAGATTCTAATAATTTTAATTCACAACCTCCAGAATTCTGGGGAGAAACAGATTTGGATATAAAAAATAAAATTACATATCATCACATAGATGAAAATAAAATGTTAGATCTTTATAAAGTTTTGCAAAATGACTGAAGTTAAAAAAATATGTTTTTTTAATCATTACCATAATGGTGATTTGTTCAACAGCAAATCTTTTATAGAAGAAATTATTTCTAATATAAACTTAAAATATTACTATGCACATTCAAATCAATCTATAGTTCTTTCTGATTTAAATGCAGAATATTTAGAAATCCCAAACATTTCCCATTCTGAAAAATTTTTAATAGACAATGATATTTTGTACGTTAATACTTGGATAGGATGTTATTTTGATTCTAATAAACCTTTTAATGGAGAATGTACTTTAAGATTTTCTTATCAAATGTTTGGAGAAATATATGAATATCTTAATTCATTATTTTTGTCTGATTTGAAATTAAAGTCCATTGAGGAATATTTTTCTTTTGTGGATTATTCTAAGTTTAATCTTTTGAATGTAGATGAGTTTGTAAATCAATTTCTTCAAAAGAAAATTTTATTTTCTAATGGTCCATGTTTATCTGGACAATGTAATTACTATGGAGACATGTCAAGTATTATTGAAACATGTGCTAAAAAAAATGAAGATAAAATTTTTGTAGTAACGCACAAATTTAATACTGATGTTCAAAATATAAAATTTACAGATGATATTTTAAATTTAAATAGATGTGACTTAAATGAAATTTCTTATATTTCAACTTTTTGTGATATAATTATTGGTAGAAATTCTGGACCATTTTGTTTTTCTATGACAAAAGAAAATGTCTTAAATCCACAAAAAACATTTTATGCTTTTGGGAATAAAGAGACTGATTGTTTTTGTTATGGAGTTGATATTAATTGTGAATTTGTTTTTGAATACTTTGAAAGTTTGGAGCAAATTGAAGAAACCATTTTATCTTTAGTTAAAGTATGATTAGCATTGTTACTGGTACACTCAATAGGGGACCACTCCTTCAAAGATTGATAGAAAATACAGTTGAAGCAAACGAGAAACTTGAACTAGTATTGGTTGATGGTGGAAGCACTGATGGGACCATTGAGTATATTAAAGAAGAAAATCATCCAAGAATTAAACTAATTGAAGTTGGGCAAAGAAGTCCTTATCCACACTTTATGAATCTTGGAATACAAAATGCATCACATGACATAGTTTGTCAGTGGAATGATGATGTTCTTTTATCTAATGATTGGGAAGAAATATTTCAAGAAATAGATGATGAGCATGATTTTTATTTGTTCAATTGGAAATATGGCAATGTTTCTGATATGACTGATGAAACTTGGTTATCTGGCGATGACCATCAGAATAATTGGTGTTTACTTAATAATAAACCTGATGGTGAGATTGTTATGAATTATGGATTATATAAAAAGAAAATCTTTAGAGAAGTTGGAATGTATAATTTTGAGTATAGATATTATTGCGCTGATGGTGATATGGCTGATAGGGCATATGAGTTTGGGTATAAAGTAAAAACACTGAAGAATATAAAAATTTGTTCTTTAATAGCAGATAAAGTAGCACAACATTTTTCTGGGGACCAAGAAATATACCAAAAGAATTTAAGTTTACATAAACAAAAAGTATTGCCAGATTCACTTGAGTTTTTATTATAATGGAAAAGTATAAAATTAATTTAGTAGGTGATTCCTTTACACATCTTACTGGTGGTAATAAAGGATATTCTGTGGCAGGAAAAGAATCTAAGTTTGTTCAATGGGTAAAAGATGATTCTCTTCCTGAAACAGTTTATGTTGATGCTTGGATCAATCAAGCATTTACTGATAAAATTTCTGGAATTAAATATGCTTGGTTATTAGAGTCCAAGTGTGTAACACCAGACATTGTAGATGAGGTTAAATTTAATTATGAAGAATATTTTAAAGTATTCAAATATATTTTTACTCATAATAAAGAACTATTAAATCTTGATGATAGATTTAAGTGGTGTCCTGCTAATGGTTTTTGGATTAAAGAACCAAAGATTTATGAGAAAAGTAAAATGATCTCCATGATCTCATCCAATAAAAATTTTACAGAAGGTCATTTAAAAAGGTTAGAGTGGTTATCGAGGATTAGTGATCAGGTAGATGTCTATGGTAGAGGATTTAATGAAATAGAATTCAAAGAAGAAGGTCTATGTGATTATATGTTTTCTGTTGTAATTGAAAATGGATTTTATGAGTCGTACTTCACTGAGAAGATTCTTGATTGTTTCGCTACTGGTACTATTCCTGTTTATTTGGGATCTCCAGACATTAAAAACTATTTTAATGAAGATGGAATAATTTTCTTAACTGATGAATTTGACGTATCTGAAGAAATATATTATAGTAAAATGGATGCTATTAAAGATAATTTGAAAAGGATAGAAGAAATTGAAGTCCTTGAAGATTTTATCTACAAACAATATTTGGAGAAATAAATGAGCACATTAGTTTATATTGGAACCAATGAAGGTGATGGACTAAAAGAATACATTAATCTGTATGATAGTGTTTATGCATTTGAACCTGATCCTGAAATTTTTAATATTTTGAAAAATAGGTTTGCAGATTGTGAACACGTAACTTTTATTAATGCAGCTTGCTCAGAAACAGAAGGTGTTAAAACACTTTATGTAACTGAAAATAGACATTCAACTTCCCTATCAGAATTGTCTGAATTTTCTTTGACTAAAGGATTTTCTGGAGGTAAAGCATCATTTAAAACCTTTGATGTCAATACCATTAATCTTAATAATTTTCTTAGTGAAAATGGCATTGATCATATTGATACTTTGATTACTGATTGTCAAGGGAGTGACCTTTCAATTCTTACTACAATTAAATCTTTTATTGATGATGGAAAAATTAGTGAGATCTTTTGCGAAACACATGCAAATTCTGTAGAACTTTATGAAGGTCTTTATAATCAGTATGATGGATTTAAGGAATTACTTTCTCATAATTATGAAGTAAAAGATTTCTATCTTGATGGAAAACTTATGTCTAAAGATGGAGAACCTTTTGTTGAGTGGGATACTCATTGGATTTTGAAAAATGATATCATTTAATCAATTAGGAAATTTAGGACGACTTGGAAATCAAATGTTTCAGTATGCCTCTTTGAGAGGTATTGCTGCGAATAGGGGATTTGATTTTTGTATTCCACCAAAAAGTTATTTTGGTGTTGTTGACCCTAATGTAAAAAACTCTAATGTTGATATTCATAATACATTTAACATTTCTCATACACAAACTGAAGTAACACATTATAAATCTGTTGAAGAATCTTTATATGGATTTGATGAAGAACTTTTCAACAACTGCGAAGATGAAATAGATTTGGTTGGATACTTCCAGTCAGAGAAATACTTTAAACACATTGAAGAAGACATTAGAAAGGACTTTACATTTTCAAAAGAACTTGTAAAAAATTGTTCTGATTTTATTGATGAGATTGATTCTAATAGAGAAGTTATTTCATTGCATATCAGACGTGGTGATTACTTAAGTTTGCAATCATTTCATCCTACGCCACCAATAGAGTATTATGAGGAAGCATTAAAACAACTTCCAAATTCTCCAGTTCTTATTTTTTCAGATGACCCTGAATGGTGTTTAAACCAACCTTTGTTTGAGTCTGATAGATTTTTAATTTCCGAATTAAATACTGCTGACTTTGATATGTGTATAATGACCATGTGTAAATATCACATTATGGCTAACTCATCATTCTCTTGGTGGGCATCTTGGTTATCTAAAAGTGAAAATGTTATTGCTCCAAAGGTTTGGTTTGGACCTTCATTGTCCCATAAAGATACTTCTGATTTATATTGTGATGGGTGGATAAAACTATGAGAACTTTGAATGATTATTTTGACAAGATTTATTGTATTAATCTTGATGATAGAAAAGATAGAATGGTAGATACTGTAAAGCAATTCCATAAACATAACCTTTGGGTGGAGAGAGTTCCTGGAATTAAAGGTTCAGATATGAACCTTGATTTTCCTCCAGAAATTAAAGAAGGTGCAGTTGGATGTGCACTGTCTCAATTGTTTACACTTAAGTTAGCAAAGCAAGTTAATGCGAAAAAGTTTTTACTCCTTGAGGATGATATTGAATTTGATGAAGATTTAAATAGCAAGTTCAATAAGTATTATGCTGAAGTTCCAAATGATTGGGATATGTTGTATCTTGGTGGGCAGCATTTTCATGGAATGAATCTTACCCAAGTATCTGAACATATTTACAGATGTGAATATACTTTGGCAGCACATTCTGTTGCTTTTAAGTATACAGTTTATGATAGGTTTATTAATAAACTTGTAGATATTACCAAACCCTGTGATGTTCATTATGCAGAATCTCATAAAGAAATTAATGCATATGTTATTGTTCCTCACTTAACATGGCAAAGAGAAAGTTATTCTGATATTGAAAAATTTAATGTAGATTATTCTTTCCTGAAGGATCATAGATATCCACAGTGGGGCAAGCCATGACTAAAGTATTATCATATTGTGTATATGGAGATGTTCCAAAATATACATTGGGTGCTATTAGAAATGCAGAAACTAAAGATGATTATTTTCCAGATTGGGAAATGAGAATGTATCATGATGATTCTGTTCCTGTTGATATTTTGAAACAACTTGAAAAATTAAATGTAAATTTAATTGATATAACTAAAGAAATATCAGGCATTTATTATCCAACAAAAGATGAATCAAAAACATATGGTATGTTTTGGAGATTTGTTCCTGCTGGAGATGACACTGTAGATTATTTTGTCTCAAGAGACACTGATTCAAGATTTTCTGAACGAGAAGTTTTAGCAGTTAATGAATGGATAGATTCTGAACAACCATTTCATATTATTAGGGAACATCCGTGGGGTCATACTTGGGTAATCAACGGTGGTATGTGGGGTTGTGAGGGGGGATTTATAGAAAACATAGACCAATCAATCAAGGACTATTTGCAGACAAGTAAATGGGCACATGAGCAAGCTGCAGATCAATGGTTTCTCAAAGAGTGTATATATCCTGTTGTAAAGGATTATGCGTTTATTACAGATGAGTTTATAAATTATGAAGGAAGATCTGTATCTATTAAAAGAGATAGAGCATTGGATGATTTTGCTTTTATTGGAGAACCATTTGATGAAAATGAAATCTACGATCAAAGTCATAGAGATTTAATACAACAATACTATAATCAACTTAAAAGATGAAAAGTTTAGTTACTGGGGGTGCTGGTTTTATTGGTTCCAATCTTGTCAACAGGTTGGTTGAAATAGGACATGATGTTATTGTTTTGGATAGAGTGTATCCAAAAGTAAAAAATAAAAATGCACAATACTATCTTCAAGATTTGTCAGAAAGATATACAAAGTATCTTCACTTATTTGAAGGTGTAGACAATGTATTTCATTTAGCTTCAGAGGTTTCTATTCCATATTGTGTGGAGAAGCCAAATGAAAGTATGTCTAATAATGTATTATCTACTATGAACTCTTTGGAGTGTTCAAGAATTCATAATATTAAGAAGTTTATATTTTCCTCAACTTCTGCTGTTTATGGAAATACCTTGTTTATTCCAAGCATAGAGACAAACCAAGTTCATTGTATGAATACATATTCAATATCAAAGTATACTGGTGAACAACTTTGTAAAATGTATTATGAGTTGTATGGTATCAAAACAATAATCTTTAGATACTTTAATGTTTATGGTGAAGGTAATCCCAAAACAGGTCAATATGCTCCAGTAATGTCCATCTTTGAAAATCAAAAACGCAATAGTGAACCATTAACTATTATTGGAGATGGGTATCAGACAAGAGACTTCGTTCATGTGTCTGATGTAGTTTTGGCAAACATCCTTGCTTCACAAAGAGAGCTAAAAAATTATGGTGAAGTTTATAATGTAGGCACTGGAAAAGGTATAGAAATCAAAGAAATAGCAGACCTTATTTCACATTATCAAATGAGTATTCCAGAACGTCCTGGAGAGGTATTGCATTCTAGAGCATCTATTGATAAAATTAAGAATGATTTGGGGTGGAATTACAGTATAAATGTTTTGGACTGGATTAAAAATAAATGACTGATACATCTACAGTGAGAAAAAAACTTAAAGGGATGGGTCCAATTCTTTGGATTAATCTTGATACTGAAACTAACAGACAAGAACATATGACAAGTTTGTTAGATTTCTATGAGATTCCTCATACAAGGATTTCTGCCATTGATGCTAGGGGTGATAATGATGTTAGCGATCTTTTGGTAGGAAGATACCCAGAAATGATTACTCAAGGTGAACTTGGTTGTACAATGTCGCACCTAAAAGCAATTAAATATTTTTATGAAGAAACAGATTTAGATTACATTATTATATGTGAAGATGATATTGTGTTTGATACAGTCCCTTATTGGCCTTTCACTTGGAGTGGATTTATTTCTCATGCTCCATATGATTGGGATGTATTACAATGTGCAATTACCAGCACTAAAAATTTGAGAGCAAATCTTCATCCAAGATTAATTAATGATTTTTGTGCAGCATTTTATATAATTACAAGACATCATGCAGCAAAGATTCTGAAGTTGCACGTAAGGGGTGATAAGTTTAGGTTGGACCAAAAATTGAAACCAAGAGCAACATCTGAAGAAATTATCTACAATACAGGCAGAACATATTCAATGCCTTTGTTTACTTATAGATATGACTTTGACTCTGGTATTCATCAAGACCATATTGAAATTTTCCATAAAAATAATGTAGAGGGAGTTTTAAACTTTTGGAAAAGTAGATCTCCAGAAATGGGAACACAACAATTATTAGATTATGATTACTATGGTTTTTGGGAACCTTTGGTGGGTTGACAAAATAAAATTTTTAGGATAATATAAATACGTACTTGAAATCTAATAGTTAGATTTCTTAACAATTGTAGTTTAGTACTAAAAAAAATTTTTATGAATTTTCTCAAACAACTAATGCTCGTGCCTGTTGCACTGGGTCTTGTTGCTCCTGCTGTGAATGCTGCAGAACTCAATAATGAGGATGTCAACAAGTATGCCTCAGTACAACAAGTTACCAGCATTACACAATTCTCTGATATCCAACCCACTGATTGGGCTTATCAGGCACTTGGCAATCTTGTAGAACGTTATGGTTGTGTGGCAGGTTATCCTAATGGCACCTTTGTTGGTCGTCAGGCAATGACTCGCTTTGAAGCAGCTGCCCTTCTCAATGCTTGCTTGGATCGTGTAACTGAAACTACTGATGAACTCAAAAAACTCCTTGCTGAGTTTGATGCAGAACTCACAGTGATTACTTCTCGTGTAGATGGTCTTGAAAGTAAAGTTGGGCAACTTCAAGCAACCCAATTTTCTACTACAACCAAACTTAAGGGTGAAGCTAGCTTTGTTCTTGGTGGAGTTCCTGGTTTAAAAACAAATGATGGTGGAAACGTTGGCAACACCGCATTTAACTATGACCTTCGTCTGAACTTTGATACTTCATTCACAGGTAAGGATTTGCTTCGTACTCGTATTCGTTCTGGTAACTTCAGCAGTGATCCTTTTGGTTCAAGTTCTTCTCTGTTCAAACTGGACAAGGCAGAAACTTATGAGAACCAAGCAGTCATTGATCGTCTTTACTATCAGTTCCCAGTTACTAACAGTGTAACTCTGACTGCTGGTCCTCTGGTTCGTAACACAGAGATGGCTTGGATTCCTTCTGCTTATAAGTCAGATATCCTTGACTTCTTCCAACTTGGTGGTGCCTCTGGTGTCTATAACAAGGCAACTGGTGCTGGTTTTGGTGCTCAGTGGAAACAACCTACTCAAAAAGGTAAAGGTGGATTTCTTGTTAACCTGAACTATGTTGCTCAAAATGGCGACAATAGTGATACTGGTGTGTTCAATGCAGATGGTGCTCTGAACTTTATGGGTCAAGTAGGTTATCGTGCTCCTCAGTGGGGTGCTGCTGTAGCTTACAGGTATGGTACTGAAGGTTCTCGTGTTCGTACCTTCAACTCTCTTGGTGGTGGTTCTGCTGCCCTTGTGTCTGGTCAATCCAGCAACAGCATTGCTTTAAATGCTTACTGGCAACCACAAGATTCAGGTATTGTTCCCTCAGTTTCTGTGGGTTATGGATACAATGAAATTGATGGTACTGGTTCTAAAAAGGGTGCTACCAATTCTGATTCCTGGTTCGTTGGGCTTCAGTGGTCTGATGTGTTTGCTAAGGGTAATTCTGCTGGAGTTGCTTTTGGTCAACCTGGAAATTCTGAGAACATTAGTGATGATGCTCAAATGCTTGAAATTTTCTACAAGTATAGAGTGTCTGATAACATCAGCATCACTCCTGCTCTCTTCTACATCAGCAACAACCAAAGATTCCAAAATGAATCTGCTTGGGGTGGCGTAGTCCAGACAACCTTCAAGTTCTGATAATCACTCCCAAAATGAGTGAAAGCACCCCCCAAAGGGGTGCTTTTTTCTTAACCAAATCTTAGTTGATTTTATATTTTCTTCAAATAGAATTATCTTGTAGTTATTCACTTTTTATGAAACTCAAACATTTTATTGCTATTAGTCTTGCTCTTGCACCTACTGCTGCATTTGCTGGAGTTGACCGTATCGCTGTTGCTGGTGCTACTTTCCCAGCAACTATCTATCAACGCTGGTTTGCTGCTCTTGCCAAGTCTGGTGGACCAAAAGTAAACTATCAGTCAGTTGGTTCTGGTGCTGGTCGTAAGGCATTTATTGACCAGACAGTAACCTTCGCAGCAACTGATGATCCTATCTCTGATAAGGACAGAGCAAAGGTTTCTCGTGGTGTAGTTCAAATTCCTACCGTTGGTGGAACGATTGCTATTGCCTACAACAATCCTGCTTGTAAACTGAAACTCACCCAGAAGCAAGTAGTATCTGTCTTTATGGGTTCTATTAACAACTGGAAGGAACTTGGATGCCCTGCTGGTAAGATTTCTGTGGCACACCGTTCTGATGGTTCTGGAACCACTGCTGCCTTTACTGAATCACTTCAATCTTTCTCCAAAGAATGGACTCTTGGTGTTGGTAAGTCTGTAAATTGGAAAGTTGGTGTTGGTGGTAAAGGTAATGAAGGCGTTGCCGGTGTTCTCCAAACTACTCCTGGTTCAATTGGTTATCTTAATCAATCTTTTGTGAAGGGTAATCTGAAAGCAGCGGCAGTTCAGAACAAGGTTGGTGAATTCGTTCTCCCCAATTATACTTCTGGCGCCAAAGCACTGAATGGTATTAAGTTGGATAAAAATCTTGCCGGACAAAATCCCAATCCTTCTGCCAGTGGTGCTTATCCTATTGCCACTTTGACTTATGTTCTTGCCTATAAGACTGGTAATGGTCCTAAAGCAGCATCTATCAGACAGGCAATTAGTTATATGCTGAGCGATAAGGCACAGGCACTTGCTGATGATCTTGGATATGTTCCCCTTAAGGATGAAATCCAATCACGAGCACAGGCTGCTGTGAAACTTATTGGTGAATGATAAGTCAGTAAATCCTGACATAATTAGGTATAAATGCTTACCAGAGGGGCTTGACCCCTCTTTCTTTTTGCTATATAATTCTGTAATAGTTCTTTACAAAACTCAAATGACCGTAACAAAAAATGAATTTGGACAAATGAACATGTTCGCCAAAGAGCCTACAATGTGGATGTCAGAAGAAGACATTGAGCGTTATGGATTTGAGCCTTATGCTGAGAAAGCGGAGAAATCAAATGGACGTTGGGCTATGGTCGGTTTTGTTAGTGGGATCATTTCTTATACTCTCACTGGCAACTTCTTCTTCGGTATCTTCTGATGACTGAAATTCTTTGGACGTTAACCACAGTTGCTTTTTTTGTGACTTTGGGTTATGCTGTAGAACAACTTGCTGAAACCTACTGATTTTTATGGCAACTTACAAAGTAACACTTCAATCCCCTGATGGTACTGAGACAGTCATTGACTGCCCTGATGATCAATATATTCTCGAATCTGCTGATGAGGCAGGTGTAGATCTTCCTTCATCCTGCCGTGCTGGTGCTTGCTCTGCTTGTGCTGGTAAACTGATTAGTGGTACAGTAGATAATTCTGAGCAATCCTTTCTTGATGATGAACAAATGGAAGAAGGTTGGATTCTCACTTGTGTGGCATATCCCACCAGTGACTGTGTAATTCTTACTGAACAGGAAGAAAACCTGTGAGTGCTAGTATGTTAGGGCAACTTGAACTTGCCCTTCAAGAACTCTCTGCTGCTGGGTGGAATCCAGACACACAATTGGAAGTCAAGATTGCAGGCACCCTAAAGAATGACAAGTTTATTGCCATCAAACCTATCAAAGAAAAACTGGTTTGTAATCCAAACCCAGAACTTAAACAACATCACACTATTAAGGAGAAAAACAATGTTTAACGAAAAGTCTGAGCGTATTAATGGTTGGTTTGCAATGATTGGTATCGTTGCTGCTATGGGAACTTATGCTTTTACTGGGCAAATCATTCCTGGCATTTGGTGACTGAAGGTAACAAAAAAAAGTTCTTGAGTATGTAAAAACACCTGTCAGGAAAACCTCATTAGTTTGAAATAATAAGCAATAATAATTAACTCTATTTCTAAATATGGAAGTAGAGTTTTTTTTTACATGCCCAGAGGACAATTGACAAAAGATGAAATAAAGTGTTGGGTGTTAAAATTAAAACAAAAACTTTATAACGAAAATATTGGTTATACCTCTGACCCAAAAGCACTTGCAGATAGTTATCTGAATAAAGTTTTAGAAAAAATAGAGGAATGTCAAAGATGATGGAATGGTTTTTATCTTATTTTTTAATTGTTGTAGCAATTATTATAATAAAAACATCATTATCTAAATAAAATACAGAATTGATAAAGCAATGAAAGTAGATCTTCACAATTTTTTTCAATATTACGATCCAAAAAATCCAAAACATGTTGCTGCAGTAGAGCAACTTGAAGTTGATTTGAAAGACTCTCCACTCTTGGATGATACCTCAAACTGGGTGAAGATTTTCAGGACAAAAGTGGAACCAGTAGTTCCAGGAGTTCTCAATGTTCCTTACTACCCTCAAACGGATAATTACAGAGACGCTAATCGTACTTGTAATAGTTCTTCCTGTGCTATGTGTCTTGAGTATTTTAGTCCAGGAACACTAAAAGGACCAAAGGGTGATGATGCTTATGTTCAAAAAGTATTCGCAGTGGGCGATACAACTGATCATGCAGTTCAGACAAAAGTTCTCAGTTCTTATGGGATTAAGTCTGAGTTTAGGTATAATCTTTCATTTGCAGATCTTGATCGTGAGTTATCTGCTGGTAGACCCGTTGTTATTGGGGTACTCCATCGTGGCACTTTATCTTCTCCTACTGGTGGGCACATGTGTGTAGTCATAGGAAAGAAAGGTGATTGTTATGTAGTAAATGATCCTTATGGTTCTTTGAATGATGGGTACACAGGACCTGTTACAAATGGTAAGGGTGTAGTTTATAAGAAGACGGATCTTCAATATCGTTGGTTGGAGAAAGGGAAAGATAAAACTGGTTGGGGCAGAATCTTCAAATGACTATAAAATTTATTGATGCAGTAAAGAATCATAAAGATCTTCCACATCAAAATAATGCTTGGCAGTTTCTTCAAGCATCAGTTCATAAAGAAATTCTAGATGAGTTTGCAAGAATTTATCGTAATCAACAGATCAATTTAACATTAGAGGGTCTCCCTGAACCTGGAGTTTTTCTCATCAAAGAGTTTGAAGGATGCCATCTTTCTGCATACTATGACCCCCTCACAGGAGGACTTCCGATCACAATAGGGTGGGGAAGCACCAGAAGAAAAGATGGATCCATTTTTATGATTGGGAATCGTATTTCTCAAGAAGAAGCAGATGATCTTTTATACTTTCAATTGCGTCGTGAGTTTCTTCCAACACTTCAAAAAATTCCATATTGGAGGGAGATGAATGAAAATCAACAAGGCGCAATTCTTAGCTTTGCTTATAATCTTGGTGCTGATTTTTATGGAAGCCCTGACTTTAATACGATAACTAAAGTCCTTAAGAATAAGGAGTGGGGTAAAGTTCCAGAGGCACTCAAACTCTATCGTAATCCTGGTAGTAAAGTAGAGAAAGGATTACTCAGAAGAAGAACTGCCGAAGGTGCCCTCTGGTCTTCCAAGTAACTTTCTACCACGCCTCCAAGTTCTACGAATTGCAGAACGAACTTCTGGTGGTTGTTGTTTAATTTTTATATTTCTATTCTCATTAAAGAAACCATCATTAGTCAGTAATCTAATGAGGATGATTATCGGAAGAATTGTTTTCTTCATTATCCCAGATAAGAATTTTGTAGATACACCAAATAACTCCTATCAGACCAACACCTAACAATATATTTACACTCCAAACTACATCACTCATTTTCCTTTTCTTCAGATTTTTTATTTAAGTTTGCTTTTAAAGCAATGATGGTTGCTAGAAGAGACATCAAAACTTGAATTGATTCTGATGTATTATCATCACATTTACTTGGAGGTTTTGCTCCACTTTTATCAAATGCTTTTACAAGATACAAGTAATGTAAACTAGACATCACTTTGAAATTACATATCACATAGTTAGTGAATGTCATTCCAACAATTGCTGTTGCTACAAAGGCAACTAACATAGGAACAATATTATCAAGTGTTGGATATTTAAATTTCATCTTCCCTCCTCTTTGTGAACCCAAGTCTTAAGTTCATTTAAATATTGTCTCAACATATCCGCTTTTTTTAAATGCCAAACATCACCACTCTTGAAGTACTCTTGAGTGTGATTATCTATTGCTTTGAGAATATGATGGATGGGAGAATTCCAAGGCTCACGCTTTGGAGTATTCCATTCTCTTGGCATAAATCCTCACTTTTTCTTACCACCATTCTTTGCTTTCTTAGCAGTTGCATTGCCCTGATTCTGTTTAGAACCATTAGATCCTTTCTTACCTTTATTTGCAGATTTTGCCATAGTAGTGAGTTGGGCACTTATTTATTTATGGATAGACATGCATTTGGATAGCTTGACAGGATTTCCTGACAATGCTATAATAAATACATGTTAAGGAATGAAATATTTCTTAACCTTCTCTAACCGAGATCATGAGAAGTAAAGCATCTCTCATACCCATGATGGAGGGTGTCATGGGAAATACTGTACCTGTTCAGTCCCCCTGAACCATACTTACCCTTTAAATAAAAAATGACTGCTACTATTGCTTCACGTAATTCTACTAACCTCTGGCAAGAATTTTGCGAGTGGGTTACTTCAACAAACAATCGTCTTTATGTTGGTTGGTTTGGAGTCCTTATGATTCCATGCCTTCTTGCTGCAACTACTTGCTTTATTGTTGCATTTGTAGGTGCTCCTCCTGTGGACATTGATGGTATTCGCGAACCAGTTGCTGGTTCTCTGATGTATGGAAACAACATCATCTCTGGTGCCGTTGTTCCTTCTTCTAATGCTATTGGTCTTCACTTCTATCCTATCTGGGAAGCTGCTTCTCTGGATGAGTGGTTGTACAATGGTGGACCTTTCCAACTTGTTGTATTTCACTTCCTCATTGGCATTTATGCTTACATGGGTCGTGAATGGGAACTCTCTTATCGTTTGGGTATGCGTCCTTGGATCTGTGTTGCTTACTCAGCACCTGTTGCTGCTGCTTCTGCAGTTTTCCTGGTCTATCCTTTTGGTCAAGGTTCTTTCTCTGATGCTATGCCCCTGGGCATTTCTGGTACTTTTAACTATATGCTTGTATTCCAGGCAGAACATAACATTCTGATGCACCCCTTCCACATGCTTGGAGTTGCTGGTGTCTTTGGTGGTTCATTGTTCTCTGCAATGCACGGTTCTCTGGTTACTTCTTCACTGGTTCGTGAGACCACTGAAACTGAATCACAGAATTATGGTTATAAGTTTGGACAAGAAGAAGAGACATACAATATTGTTGCTGCTCATGGATACTTTGGTCGTCTGATCTTCCAATATGCATCTTTTAATAATTCTCGTTCACTACACTTCTTCCTTGCTGCTTGGCCTGTAGTTGGCATCTGGTTTACTGCTCTTGGTGTTAGCACTATGGCATTTAACCTCAATGGTTTCAACTTTAACCAGTCTATTGTTGATAGTCAGAATCGTGTGATCCCTACCTGGGCAGATGTGCTTAACCGTGCTGGTCTTGGTATGGAAGTGATGCATGAAAGAAATGCTCACAACTTCCCTCTTGACCTTGCTGCTGCAGAGACAACTTCTGTTGCTCTGACTGCTCCAAGTATTGGTTGATATAAAACCTCAAAAAATAAATAAGGGAGTTCCACAAGAACTCCTTTTTTTATGCTTTTAATCCTCCTACTCTTTCAACTCTTCGGAGTATTCCTTTTCTTAATGTCCCTACTATGATATCATCAGAAACTCCACATAAACTTGCAGAAATTATTAGGGATACCTGGCCTAACCTTTACAGGAAACCACAACCCAAGTATAATAATCAAAAGACTTCAGAAGATGAACAAGTACAACAGTGAAGATTATTTCTCAGTAAGAGAAAGAAGGACTGGAAGAAAGATTTGTGATTGTGGAGATTTTGAAGATGCAAGAATGATAATGTATATGGATGCACCAAATCGTGAAATTGTAAAAAACAAAACACTCATGAGTCCAGTTGTTGATATTGAGATGCCAAAAGCACTCCCAACCTCAGAGATTGTTGTAAATATGAATGGTGGAGTTGGTGGTTCCTGGAGAGTAGAAGAGGCAACAGGAAATGGACCTGGGGCTCCCCCTCAAATCAAACTTCCAGAAGGACAACAAGAACCTGTAATAGTATGAATCATCGCAAATATAAGCAAGCAGAGAATGTAAGAAGACCAAGAAAGGAAAAATACAATCCTTATGCAAATGACCCATCAGATGCAAAGTGTCCTTATTGTGGTCAGGGTGGGAAGATTTGTTCCTATGTAAATAGTGTTAGTCGTGGTTGGGGCAGAGGTGCTTGTGCCACAAAACATAATAATATTAAATTGGATGACCTATGAAGTTACTTCATGTAGTTTTTTCTACTAATAGAGTAGAATTTTTGAAAAAAACATTTGAAGCAAATAAAAAATTAGATTTTAGTGAATTGGATGTAGACCATTTATTCATTGATGATTATCCAAATGGACGGGATAATGAATCTTTAGCAGAGTTTGTAGTAGCAAATGGATATAATGAAATTATTTTTCATGAAGAAAATCAAGGCATTACAAAAACTTGGCAAGAACTTTTCAATTTGGTTAGACAAAAAGATTATGATTATATCTTTCATCATGAAGATGATGTTGAAGTAATGTGTCCATTAAAGATAATGGATTTGATTGAACTTCTTGAACAAGACAAGACCTTATCTCAAATACAATTGAAAAGAAATAATTGGTATGATTTTGAAAAAGAAGAAATAGGTCCAAAAGATGATGATGTAATTTTTAAACACTATAGATATGAAAAGGCAACTCCATATTTTTGGATGCTGATGTCTTTATATCCTGCTTGGATTGCTAAAGAACCTATCTTTGAAGAGACAGGATTCAATCCATCAGAATCAGTAATTGCAAATTACTTATTGAATAAGTATAATATTGGAGCAGGATTGTTGAAAACTGCTGAAGGTGGTATAATGGTAAATCATATTGGCGAATACTTTCATGGACAAAGAGTTTCTGAAGGAGAACCTGGATGGGATGGGTTTAAATATATTGATCCTAATGTAAAATATTGTTCTAAAACTGGTGTTATTTTGGGATGAATGTAAATCTTATAGTTGCAGATAACTTTTATAACAATCCTGATGATGTAAGAAACTTTGCATTATCACAGGAGTTTGCAGTAAGAGGAAACTATCCAGGATTGAGAACTAAATCATTTCTCAATGAAAGTAATAGAGAAGTCATAGATGCTCTTGTCTCTCATGCCTCTGGAGGTGTGACTGATTGGTTACTTGATGAAAATGGCGATGGATATACAGGAGCATTTCAAATTTGTACATCAATGGATCGTACATGGATTCACTCTGACTATAATAATATGTGGGCAGGAGTATGCTATCTAACGCCAAATGCTCCATTAAGTGCTGGTACTGCATTGTATAGGCACAAAAAAACTGGGGAGAGAGCATCTATAGACAACATTGATCATGGTGAGGATGGACATGATTATACAAAATGGGAAACTGTAGATAGGATAGGAAACATTTACAATAGATTAATTTTATATCCTGGTAAGTTATTTCACGCTTCTATAGATTATTTTGGAAGTAATCTTCAAGATGGTAGATTATTTCAAACATTTTTTTTCAATACAAGGTACTGATAATGTCATTAGCATATGTGATTGGTTCTGGAACTGCTGGTGCTACATCAGCAAGGATACTCAAAGATAATGGATGGGACGTAGAGGTCTTTGAAACCAGAGAATATCTTTCTGGCAATTGTTATGACTATGTTGATGAAAAAACAGGATGTGTAATTCATGCACATGGACCTCATGCTATCCATACAGATAATGATCGTGTTTGGGATTGGTTGAATCAATTTGCAGTTTTCAATAATTTTTCTGTTGAAGTATGGGCAAACACAAGTCTTGGAAAAATTCCTATTCCATATAATGACAACTCAGATAAAATTATTGGCAGAAGATTATCTGACACTGAAATTAAGGAATTAGTATTCAGAGATTATTCTGAAAAAATGTGGGGAGTTAAGTTAGAGGAACTTCCTATGGGCATTTTGAATAGACTTCCTATAAGAAAAAAAGGTTCTAATGGGTCTTTCACTCAACAAAAGTATCAAGGTCTACCTAAGAATGGATTTGTGGACATGTTCAAGAATATCTTTGATGATATTCCAGTTCATTTAAATGTATCAAAAGATGAATGGCGAACACTCAAAGACAAATGTGACTTGTTAGTTTTTACTGGAAAGGTTGATAATTATTTTGATTATCAGTATGGAAAGTTATCTTATAGGTCATTGAACTTTGAACATGTCTATTGTCCTAAGACAGTGTATATCCAACTTAATGAATGCAACAGAAATAATGAATGGAATCGTGCTATTGACCACTCTTATTGGTACAATCAAGATGTTGAAACTACAGTAGTTACAAGAGAATATCCAGTAGAACATATTGAAGGATTGAATAATCCATATTATCCTATGATTTTTGGAAAGTATCTGGAACAGTTTGAACAATATAAACCATTAATGCAAGCAGAAAAAAATACAATTTTTGTTGGAAGAACTGCTACTTACAAATACTTGACTATAGATCAGACTATAGCAAGAACAGCAAACAAACTCAAAAGAATGGGATTTGTTGATAGAATACTTACACCTGAATTATGATGAAAAATACGAAAATTTGTTTGAATATGATGGTTGGTAATGAATCTCATATCATTACTAGAGTTCTTGAGTCTTGCTATAATCACATTGACTATTGGGTTATCCAATGTAATGGCACTGATAATACGCAACAAATTATAGAAAAGTTTTTTGAAGAAAAAAATATTCCAGGATATTGTTATAATGTTGAGTGGCAATATCCTGGTTGGAATAGTGATCATTTAATTCAAGAATGTTATGATGCAAATCACCAGTGTGATTGGTTGTTTAGAATTGATGCAGATGAAGAACTTTTAGTAGATGATGATTTTGATTGGAGTGTATTTGAAGATACCTCAATTCAATCTTGGGATGTTGTTGCTACCACTGGAGATTCATCCTGGTTAAGAAATAGAGTTTGGAATGCTAATTTTTCTTGGAGATTTAAGCACGATAAAAGACATGAGTGTATCATTCTTCCTGGATGTGGTCCAACAGGAGAAGAATTTCAAAGAGTTCTTTTGGACAAAGGGTTTAGGCATTTTATCAGAAGTGAAGGAGATACTTATACAAGTCCAACAAAATTTGTAGTAGATGCATTAGAACTTGAACAACAGCATGTATCTAAAGGTTCTTTATTGTCAGACCCTTATCATTTCTTTTATATTGGAAAAAGTTATAGCGATTGTTATGGTGTAGATGGTCTTCCTTTGGGATATGAACATCAAAAAGAATATGCAAGAAGATGTATTTTTTACTTTACTGAGTATATAAAAAACTTTTATAATGGTAATGAGAATGAAATGATATATTATTCTCAATATCTTATAGGTAGTGCTTATAGATTTTGTGGAGAGCATGATATAGCAATTGAAGAGTATATGAAATGCACCCCACTTTGTTTAAGTAGAAATGAACACTTTTGTGGCCTAATTGAATTGTATTTATATAAAGGTGAGTATGAAAATGCTTATGTCTATGCTTCTATGTTAATGCAAGAAGACAGAAAAAATCCTTTTCCAAGAATTGGATTTTTGATCCACAATCAATGTTATTATGATACTGGAACATATGTAAAAGTATTGTTTGATCAAGCAAAAGAAAAGTTAGAATCTATTAGTTGACATTTTATTATGTGTAATGTATAGTATAAGTTAAAAGCTCCAATGAAGTTTATCACAGTAAGTAATTTAAATCCTAACCCAGACAAAAGAATTTTTGTAGTAGATAATTTTTATTCTGACCCTTATGAGGTAAGAAATTATGCACTACAACAAGAATTTATAGAGGATTTGAGATATTATAAAGGTAAGAGAACAGAGGAAAAATTTTTTGTTCCTGGAACAAAAAAAGCATTTGAAGAAATCATAGGTCAAAAAATAAATGTTTGGGATGAATATGGAATGAATGGGGTTTTTCAAACTTGTAATCCACAAGACCCATTAGTATATCATACAGATCATCAACAATGGGCTGGTATGATATACTTAACTCCAAATGCACCATTTCAAGCAGGAACATCTATGTATGCTCACAAAGAAACAAAAGCACGACATGTTTCTGACCCTGAAATTGAATCTGCTTTTGATGGTGGATTTTATGATGGAACAAAGTTTGAACTTGTTGATTCTATTGGCAATGTTTTCAATAGGTTAGTTATTTTTAATGGCAAATGTATTCATTCTGCTTCACAATATTTTGGACAAACATTAGAAGATTCAAGATTATTTCACATGTTCTTTTTTGATTGATATGAATTACAAGTTTAGTATTATTACACCAGAGCACAGAAAAGAAAACATTCCTTTTTTGATGGAACTTTATGAAACCATCAAACAACAAACATATACAAATTGGGAATGGATTATATACTTGAATGGTAATTGTAAAGCATCTCATCTTCCTCAAGAATTGAAAGATGACCAAAGAATTAAAGTTCGTAATGGAATCACACATCCTAATGTTGGGTTTGTGAAAAACAGGGCATTTAGTTTGGGGTCAGGTGATATTCTTGTTGAGGTAGACCATGATGATTTACTTTCTGAGGATTGTTTAGAAGAACTTAATAACGCATTTCAAGACCAAGAAGTTGGATTTGTTTATAGCGAAGATCTTCTTTATGATATGAGAGGTGATGAATATAAGATTCCTTGGAATCCTGAAAATGGATGGACTTATAAATGGATGAACTTCAGAGGGGAAGATTTTATTAAAATTGATATGTTTCCTGCAACAAGTCACAGCATTGGTATTATTTGGTATGCTCCTGACCATGTTCGTGCTTGGAGGAAAAAAGTATATGACCAAGTTGGAGGACACAATCCAGACTTGAATATTTGTGATGACCATGATTTAGTCATCAGAACATACTTACAAACTAAGTTCTGTTTTATTCCAAAAGTTCTTTATTATTATAGATGGTTGCCTGGAGGAGACAATACTCAACTTCAACGAAATCAAGATATTCAAATTAAAACTTTTGAATTGTTTCATCAATATGGACAACAACTTGCAGAAAGAGATGCTGAACTAAATGGGTTGATGAAGGTTGATATTGGTGGAGGATTATTCCCAAGACCAGGATATACTACAATTGATCAGGAAGGTGCAGACATCACATGCGATTTGAATGATGGTATACCATTGCCAGATAATAGTGTTGGTGTTATCAATGCAAGTCATGTCATTGAGCATTTAAAAGACCCAATCAAAACTATGTCTGAAATTCATAGAGTTTTATGTGATGGAGGTTGGGCATTTATTGAAGTTCCTTCTACTGATGGTAGAGGAGCATGGCAAGACCCAACACATGTAAGCTATTGGAATGAAAATAGTTTTTGGTATTACACAAGAGCAGATAAAGCACAATATATAAGAAACACCACAATTAGATTTCAAGAATTTAGACTTGAAACTACTTGGTGGGAAAACAATGTTGCAGTAACTACAGCATGGTTATGTGCCATAAAATCAGATAAAAAACGTCCACATCCAGTAAGAATCTAAGGTTATGAATTTTACAGTTTACAGCAAACATGGTTGCCCATATTGTACTAAAGTTATTCAAGTTTTGAATACTCTTAGTGTATCAAAGGGGTATTCAATAAGAGAGTATGTTCTTGGAACAAACTTTACAAAAGAAGAATTTTATAAAGAATTTGGAGAAGGTTCAACATTCCCTCAAGTTATTTTTAATGATAAACATCTTGGGGGTTGTTCAGATACAGTCAAATACCTTAAAGAGAATAATTTGATTTGATGGACTCTATAAATAATGACAGTACTCTTCCTGTTAACAGGGGTATAGAGCTAGTCTTAAAAAGGAGGACTCCAAACAAAAAAACATTCTCAATATGTTTTGAAAGAGTGGTTATTTTTTTCAAACGAAAGATAACCATTTACTTTAATTTTTCCTTGAATGTAGGAAAACCAAAGTAATTTAGGAGAAACACTATGTTAGCAATAACCCTTGTCTTTACTGTATTATTTGTAATAATGGCAATTGTTTTAGGTGGTTTAGTTGGTTGGACATTAAATCAATATGTCTCACAAAAACAACCATATACTTATCATCCAGAAATGTTTGATGAAAATGGTGATGTATTAGCAGACGACCTTATAGCATTTAGATTTGAAGGTACAGAAAATATGGAAGAGGAAGAAGAAACAGAAGATTAATTAATGGAGTTGAAAATGAAGTTGCCACCAGACCAGTTGTTATCTGAGATTATTCAAAAGGTATCAAATTGTAAAACAAGAGACGAGAAAATAGAAATTCTTCGTCATTATGATTCCCCTGCTTTGAGAGCTATTTTAATTTGGAACTTTGACCAAAGAGTTCAATCTGCTCTCCCAGAAGGTGAAGTCCCATACACCCCAAATGATGCTCCAATTGGAACAGAGCATACAAGACTTGTTCAGGAATGGAGAAAGTTTAACTATTTTGTAAAAGGAGTAACTAATACTCCTCAAGCAAAAAGAGAAACTATGTTTATTCAAATGTTAGAATCTCTTCAAGAAGTTGAGGCAGAATTAATATGTCTTGTAAAAGATAAGCAATTGCATAAAAGGTATAAAGTTACTAAAGTAGTAGTTCAAGAAGCATTTCCTGATATTGTTTGGGGATAAAGTGAAAAGTAAAATTAGAGTTATAAAAGAAAATTGTGATTTATCTGCAGCAAAAGATAAATCACTTCCTTTAGATTCTTACATTGTTGAATATGACAATGGTGATGGAGTTTGTATTGATATATCACAAGGATTGCGAGTAGATATTTTTGACCATTATTATGATAGATATGGAAATGTTATTTCTATGAAATGGACTGATGGAAGGGTAAATCCAAAACTTTATAGCGAGCAACAAAAGAAAAAGAAAAAATAAATGGGAAAACATTATCTACTAAATCTGTATGGTTGTTCGTTTGTTCTTCTGGATGATGAGCGCTGTCTTATAGACCTATTGGAAAATGCAGCAGCAGCAAGTGGAGCAACAGTGGTTCAGACTGTATCTAAAAAGTTTGAACCACAAGGAGTAACTGTACTCTGTTTGTTGTCTGAAAGTCACATCAGCATTCATACTTGGCCTGAAGAAGGAAAGGCTGCAGTAGATGTGTATACTTGTGGGGATTGTAATCCTAAGATTGGATGTGATATTATTATACAGCAGCTCTATGCACAAACCCACACTCTTAGTTACATTGAAAGGTAAATGCTAAATAACCCTATATGGAGACTACATATGCTCTCTACCCAGTATAGACTACGCTTAGAGGCAATTTGTGCAAAGATTGTACAACATGAAGAAGTAAGTCTAGAAGATATGATCTGGGCAGAAAAACTTTCAAGAGTTAATAGAACTGCAACAACAATGTTGAGGCAAGCAAGAAGGAAAGCAGAGAATCCTGATATGCAGGAGGGTGATTTGGACGACTTCCTCAATCAATTAGATATTGGTGGATTAGGTAACGAAAGATTTGGTGTCAATAGATTTAATAATGTAGATGATATTGTAGATTTCTTCAAAGAAGATAAACCAGAAGATTGGAGACAAAGAGACTAAACTGTATAAGTAAGTAGGCATAAATTTTTGTTAAGGAATCCTGACAAATACCATACATAATGTTAGAATTATGAGGTCATACAAATGAAAGAAATTCTTTGTGATGATATTCTTTGTGCGTGGAGGTCATTATGCACAATCTTATTTCTTACAATCAACTTGCATCTTGGAATCATTTAGAAAATACAATTAGTAAATTTACTGAGGAAAACGAATTGATGAATGATTACTTTAATTGTTTAATTGAGTGTGATAATAATCAACAACAATGTAAAAAAATCTGTAGAGAGATATTAAAACAATTGTAATGATGGTTGGGGGAGTTGCTCTCCCCCTTTTTTTATGTTAGAATACCTGAAAAGAATTAACTTATGAACAAAGAAAGAGTAAAATTAATAGTCAAAAATATGGAACTATTAATTGATTCACTTAAAAAAGAATTAAATGAAACTGAAACTGAAGATGTAGGAGAACAAATCATAACTACAATTCCTTATGTAGAAGATTATGATGAGGTATTTTCTGGATGAGACTTAAAAAAATGTTAAAGTTGCTCAAAGAAGCAACAAAAAATAATGGGTCAATCTATACTCAAGCAGAATTAAATTATATGAATAATCAACTTGAAGTGATTGAAAGCGAATTAAAAAAATTAGAACATAGAGACTATAAAGGATTTGGAAAAAAGTATGAAACCAATAGTTAAATTTGTTAGTGTAACTCCAGATGCAGAAAAGGCTATGGCATATATTGCCAGAGTTTCTAATCCATCAAATCAGGATAATGACAATTATGCAGGTCTTCTGAAGTATTGTATTAAGCACCAACACTGGTCTGTGTTTGAGCAGTCACACATGTCCCTTGAGATTGAAACTACAAGGGGAATTGCTGCACAGATTTTGAGGCATAGGAGTTTTACATTCCAAGAGTTTTCTCAAAGGTATGCTGATACAAATCTTCTTTCTGAACATATTCCTATCCCAGATTTGCGTAGGCAAGACACAAAGAATCGTCAAAACTCAATTGATGACATCTCTGAGTATGTAAAATTAAAACTTCAAGGAGAAATTTCAGGGCATTTTATTGCATCTAAAAATCTTTATAATCGTCTTTTGGAAGCAGGAGTTGCTAAAGAATGTGCAAGGTTTGTTCTACCTCTTGCAACACCAACAAGAATTTACATGACTGGTTCTTGTAGGAGTTGGGTACATTACATTCAACTTAGAGAAAAGAATGGGACTCAAAAAGAACATATGGATATTGCTCTTGAGTGTAAGAAAATATTCATTGAACAATTCCCATCAGTATCAGAAGCTCTTGAATGGGTCTAAATAAATTATCTTGAATTTGTAACTTATGGCATTATATCCCATTATCCATGTAGAAACTGGTGAAAAAAAAGTAGTTGAAATGAGTGTTCATGACATTATGGAATGGTATAAAGACAATCCTGAATGGAAAAGGGATTGGTCTGAAGGATGTGCAACTCCAGGAGAGGTTGGTGATTGGCGTAACAAGTTAATCAGCAAGAGACCTGGATGGAATGACGTTCTCGAAAAGGCATCAAAAGCACCTGGATCACGAGTAAAAAAAATCTAATGGCAAGAAACAGAAGAAGAAACACAGGAGATTCTCCTATTGGTATTGGCACTACAGCAAGAAACAGGAAAAAGAAAAAACCAATTAGTGCAGAAAGTTTAGTTGATATTCAACCATTAACTGCAAATCAAAAGATACTTTTTGAGTCTTACAAACAAGATAAGCACTTGTTTGTTTATGGTTGTGCTGGAACTGGTAAAACATTTTGTGCATTATATTTGGCACTCAAGGATGTTCTTGATGAATTAACACCATATGATAAAATTGTTATTGTAAGGTCACTTGTGTCTACAAGGGAAATTGGGTTTCTTCCTGGAGACCATGAAGACAAATCAAGTCTTTATCAGATTCCATACAAGAATATGGTAAAGTATATGTTTGAACTCTCAAGTGATTCTGAGTTTGAAATGCTTTATGGCAATCTTAAGTCTCAAGAAACAGTTACTTTTTGGAGCACATCATTCATTAGAGGAACTACTTTAGACAACTCTATTATCATTGTAGATGAAAGTCAGAACCTTAATTTCCACGAGCTTGATTCTATTATCACTCGTGTTGGTGATAACTCAAGGATTGTATTTTGTGGTGATGCTACACAATCTGATTTAACTAGAAATAACGAAAAGGATGGTATCCTAAACTTTATGAAAATTATTCAAAGAATGCCTGAGTTTGAATCAATTGAGTTTGGTGTAGAAGATATTGTCAGGTCTGGATTAGTCAAGTCTTACATTGTGAATAAAATGGCAGCTGGATTTTAATGTTTAGACATATTGATATGAATCTTCCCAAGTTAGAAAGGGAAGAAATTGATGGGGTAAGATATTATAAACTACCTGGAGAGGATAAACTTTCCAGGTTAGTTTCTATTACATCAGTTACAAGTTTTCATAATAGACATATTTTTGAAAACTGGCGAAAGAAAGTTGGAGAAGAAGAAGCAAACAGAATTAATAAGAAAGCAACAAGTCGTGGTACTGATTTGCACTCTTTAGTAGAAAATTATCTTCTTAATGAACATCTTCCAGAAGTTCAACCAATTTCAAATTTTCTATTCAAAATTGCTAAGGAAAAACTTGGCAACATAAATAACATTCATGCTCTTGAAAGTTCTCTTTATAGCAAACAGTTAGGCATTGCAGGAACTGTAGATTGTATTGCTGAATATAATGGTGAACTGGCAGTCATAGATTTCAAGACATCTAAAAAACCAAAACCAAAAAATTGGGTTGAACATTATTTTGTTCAGTGTGCTGCATATGCTTGTATGTTTTATGAAATTACAGGCATCCCAGTTAAGAAACTGGTCATCTTAATGGCATGTGAAGATGGGGATTGCGTTGTCTATGAAGAGTATGATAAAATGAAGTATATTAGGTTACTAAATGATTACATTAGAGAATTTGTTCAATCTAAACTACAAGAATATGGAAGATAAATTAAAAGACGCATTAGAACTAAAGTTCCTATGTCCAGCAAAGTTTTCTCAAATCATAGAAGAACTTGTGAAGACAAACGAAGAAATGAATTACATAGATGCTATAGTTCATTACTGCGAAGAGAATGGATTGGAAGTAGATTCTGTATCTAAACTTATTAGCAAACCACTAAAAGAAAAAATTAAGTGTGATGCTATCAACTTAAACTTTTTGAAAAGAACATCCAGAGCTAAACTTTTGATATGACCTCCTTTGATGCTTATAAAACTTACCTTGCACTGAAGAACCACTTTAGTAAACCAAAGTATGACTACTTCAAATATGCAGGTAAGTCCAGAGCATCAGTAGAAACATTTAACAAACGTAAAGATAAGTATTGGTTTGAGAGAATTAGTAGACAAAAAAATGACCAGGAAATAAAAGATTTCTTTGTTGCTAATTTTGTGAAAAGTGATAATCCACAGTCAATGTGGATTGGGCAATTGATGCGTGAAGGTGAGGACTGTTATAAGGAATGGTCTAAAAGACAACAAAGTTTGTCTTACATTTTTAAACAAGAGTCAGAAGATTTGTTGTCATCAGGAACCATAGATGAGATTCTTGATGCCTCAAGGCAACATCCAATCATTCTTAAAATGTTCCTGAGCGGGAAAATTAGTATAGAAACACTAGTGGTTTGGGATAAAATTTTCCTGTTCAGGAACAATTTTGATAAGCAACTTTTGGACCCTGTGTGGGAGATAGTGTCTTTAAAGATACAGAAGTATTCTTTGTTTCTAAATATCAGTATACAGGATTACAAAAAAATGTTGAGAAACATTGTAGAGGGGTAATATGGCCTTCTTTGATTCAGAAATAGTTCAGAACGAATTAAAAACTATAGAAAATCTTCAAAGGCATTTGACCAGAGGAGTTTTGAGACTACCAATAATGTCAAAGGCAGAAAAGCTTGAGCATGTAAATTTGTTATCTGAACTATTAGAGAAACAAAAAATCCTGTATACCAGATTGTCATTGTCAGATGACCCTCAAGCCATAGAAAAAAAGAATGAAATTATTGAATCATCTAAACTTTTAGGTTATGGCAACCCTTCAAATATGAATCTGGTTTTTGAAAATATGCAAAAGGTTATTGCCAGACTCAAGAAAGAAGCAGAGGTTGACAAGTAACCTTTGTTTTGTTATGATGTCTGTGGATAACTAATCCAATCAATCCAACTAATCCGAGGTAATCTAATGTCTTTTTCGGACCTTAAGAAAAAATCAAGTCTTGGTTCACTCACTTCTAAACTGGTTCAAGAAGTTGAGAAAATGAATTCAAGCAGTGGTTCTACAGATGAACGTCTGTGGCGACCTGAAGTGGATAAAGCAGGCAATGGGTTTGCTGTTATTCGTTTTCTTCCTGCACCATTGGGTGAGGAACTTCCTTGGGCAAAGGTTTATACCCATGCCTTTCAAGGTTCTGGTGGATGGTTTATTGACAACTGTCTGACCACACTGAATCAAAACTGTCCTGTATGTGAGGCAAACAGGGAACTGTGGAACACAGGAAGTAAAGCAAATCAAGATATTGTTCGTGATCGTAAGCGCAAACTGTCTTACTATTCCAACATCTATGTTGTTCAGGACAAAACACATCCTGAAAATGAAGGAAAGGTATTCCTTTATAAGTTTGGCAAAAAAATCTTTGATAAGATTACTGCAGCAATGCAACCAGAGTTTGATGATGAAACTCCCATTGACCCATTTGATTTTTGGAAAGGTGCTAATTTCAAACTGAAAATCACCAAGAAAGATGGGTATTGGAACTATGACAAGTCAGAGTTTGGTAGTTCAGAACCACTCTTTGATGATGATGATGTTATGGAAGCAGTCTGGAAAAAGACTTATTCTCTTGCTGAATTTACTGATGCAGAGAAGATGAAAACCTATGAACAGTTGAACACTCGTCTGAAAGCTGTTCTTGGTAAGAAACCAGTTCAACAAGATGAATCATTTGATGATGAAGATGATGAACGTGGTCCTGTTCCTACTAATGAAGAACTACTGCAGGGAAAATCTGGTGGAACTCGCTCACAAAAGAGTTCTGTATCTTCTAATGAAGATGATGATGACACCCTTGCATACTTTGCCAGGTTGGCTGAAGAGTGATTATCTTGGGGAGAGGACTCTTAAGTTCTCTCCCTTTTTAGTGTTGTCATTAATATATTGAGAAGAGAATCCATAAGACATAATAGTTCTTAAATCATCAAGAGCAGCTTGTAAGAATCTTGGTCTTAAAAGATAAATGTTTCTCTTCTTATCATTCTGTGCAATCTCATACTCATAGATACTGACAAGTTTAACTGGAGTTTCTGTAATGGTTAAGTTTGTTCTTTCATCATAGTAAGTTACAGAAAAATTAGAATCCACAATTTTGCCTGCAGGAACAATCAGTCTTCCTCTTGAATCAGACAAAGGAGTTGTTTCATAATGATGTGGTGATGCTAACTCTGCTTCTGTATATTTTCTTTCTAAGTAATCAGTAAACTCTGAATCAGACAGTGGCCATTCAGTTCTTACATTTAGGATATTGTTGGAGATTAAAACTAACCAATCATAGGTAGGACTTCCATAAGTTTTTTCTGCTACTTGTTCTGGTCGCTCTTCACCAATAATTTTATACTTGGTGAACACAGTTGCAGACTGGAAAAAGTCATCACGAATCTTTGCTCTACGAAAAAGATTTTTGACTCTTGCATAATCATATGAAGAGTTTCTGTTTGGATTTTGTGACTGATAAAGTAAGTCTGATACTTCTCTGAAATACGTCATTATCTTCCTCCTGGATTTATTCCTGGTAGACCTATTCCTGGTAAACCGTTTGCTAGATCATTTGGCAGTCCTATTCCAGAAGAAGGTGTTGGGGATTCTGAAGACCCAGTAATTTTATATTCAGACCCTTCAGGACCTATGCTGTTTTCTGCTCCATCACCTTCTGCATCATATTCATCATTATAAACTGGAGTAAGTTCTGTAAATGCAAGTTGCATTACTGTTGCTATTGGTTGAGATCCATTTGGTCCATCATAGGCAGCATAAAATCCATCAGGAGTATAGTTGACTGTACAAGATACTAATGCACAAGTTTTTATTCTTCCAATACCCTCAATATCTTTATCTGCTCCAGTTACAAATTTTAATTTAAAAACATTTGGAGTTCCAAGATATATTGATTTTTCTGCTACTGTGCTTCTTCTTGGAGCCATTCCTTTTTTGAAGAATTTTACAATACTTCTAATATTTCTTGCTTCATCTGCACTTCTTGGCGTCATTTTAAAACTAAATCCAAACTGTCTTAGTTTTGGACCATTAAATAAAAGTTCTAAGTTTGGATTAATAGCAACTCCAGTAACTCTGTTTAAATATGCTTCTGGGTCTACGTTTATTCCTCCAAGTTTTATTAAAGATGCTGCAGCATTTGTAGTTAAAAATTGATTCAACCTGTTTTTAGTTTGACCACTAAATAAAGTTTCTCCAAGTCCTCTAACTGCATCTATTGATTCTCCAGGATTAGCAGTGGCAAGTCCTTGAGCAGCACGAGCAGCAGGATTCATTAAAGCTGCAGCAATAGTTGATAGGGAACTTTCTCCCCATGCAGTTTGGTTTGTTTCTGAAATATCATTAGGCATAGGTAATACAACCATACCTAAAGATTTTGTTAATTGAGAATCTCTATTTCCCAATAATTCAGATATTTGATTTATATTTGTATTGGCAGCAGTGATACCAGAAGGGACATATTCAATTTGAGTTATCATAATTCTATCTTGTCCATTATCAATAGATGTGGGATATTTTAAAAATGATTCTTTTAAAGCTCCAAATGTATTTGTTGTATCAAAGTTTTCTAATTGACTTCCTAATCCAGTAAGTGCTTGTGGATCTATGTTTGCATTTGGATTTTCTGAATTTGGTCCAGTAGCAATTGGATTTTGATCTAAATTGGGGTCAGTTGGTGTTGATGTTTGTAATGATGATGCAAGTTGAGGTGCTAGTCCAGATCTAGTATTAACTGCAGCATTAATAACTTGGTTTTGAACTGCTTCATAGTAAGGACTTCCAGGAGTGTTTAATGATGCTATAGCAGCAGCACCTAAAATAGGATCTCCAACTTTTGCGCCAGGAGGAAGGGAATTTTCTGATCTATAATTAAGTGTTCTAAATGTTTTCCCACCATCATTACTATAAGCTGCTATAGAATATCCTCCAGGGTCAAAATTGGATGTACTTGTAGGAGTTCCTCCACCAAAAGTATTTCCAGCACTATCTCTTCCTCCTGGAATTGCAGAATAATATACATAAATTTCGCTTGAAGTCACAGTTCCTGAAGAATCTTCTTCGTATTTTACAATTGTTCTAGTTGGCAAATTAACTCCATTTACAGTTGGAGTTGTTTGTTCTCCATATAAAAATTTTACTGTATCAGCCATTCTTATCTACCCCACACCTTGTCTGAACGGATTGGTATCTCTACCCCACCCAAGTCCCTTACAAATTCTTCTACTGGTAATAGACACATAGTTTGCCATTCTTGTTGTGCTAATATCAAGTAAGGGCTTCTTACCTCTGATAATAAGTATTTATGTGCTCCTTTGCGAAACTTTGGGATTCTATCTTCCATTAAACTCATCACAAGACCCATTCTTTGTTCAGGAGAATAGTAATGTAAGTTCACTGCAAAGAATGACCTTGCATCCATTTCTAAAACAAATGCTAAAGGATACTTATCATAAAAGGGAAGGTCTCTTCTTGTCTTTGCTTTATACTTATAAAGCATTAAGTTGAATAGCAAAGGAAATGATGTGCTTCTATTTTGGTCTCGCTCCAAAACATCTCCAACTTCATCTGCCCTTTCTTCTGTTATAATATTTTCAGGACTTTTATCAAATACTTTTTCTCTATACCATTCTCTTGGTTGACTTCTTCCTCCAGTCTCTTCTTGGATTTCTTCGAAGATAGTTTTATAAGCCATTATACCCCCAAGTGGTCTTCAGTCAATATTTGAAACTCCCATCTTCTATCCTCACAAAATTCTTTTGCTGCTTTCCATTTTGCTTGGTTCTTAGCAAACTCTTTTATTTCATACATTTGCTTTTGTGACACACGCTTTTGTGCTTTAGGTCCTTCAACTTGTCTTTTTGGTTTTATTTCAATCAAACTTTCTTTGATATTACCTTTACTATCTTTGTATTTTATAAAAAAGTCAGGAAAATATCTATGTACTCTTCTATCTATTGGTGACAAATAAGGAATCCAAATTTCTTCTGATGCCCACTTCATTATATTTTCATTCAAATCACAGTAGGTCATAAACTTTCTTTCCCACAATGACCTGTAGACAATATTGTTTGGGTCTCCTATGTATTTTTGTGGATAAGAAGGTTTGTATATTCCTTTATAACTCATACATATAATATAGGCACTTCAAAGTATTTAGATGGCAGTAGATTACACTAAGTTGTATTATAAAACTGATGATATATTAAAGAAATTTAAACCTTCTTTATCTAATTATTTTAATGTGCATGTAAGTGCTGACTATGATGGTATCAACCAATCTTTTGAAAAGGATATAGATTTTTTGGCATATGAGGCAGTTCTTCCAGGAACTTCATATGAAACCACGCAAGTATTTGGAGACAGACAAGGAATCACAGAAACATTTGCAAATAAAAGAGTTTATCCTCCTGTAGATATAAGTTTTTATATTGATAATAACTATAATATTTTAAGATTTTTTGAAAGTTGGATGGGATATATTAGTCCAAATTCAGGGGTTCCTTATGAGTCATATCAAAAGTTTAATTATCCTCAAAATAATGGATTAAGTGGATATAAAAAAGAAGTTATTATAACTAAATTTGAAAGAAATTTTAGAACCCCTGACCAAAGATTAGTTGAGAATGGAGTATATGATGTTCCTGATAGTAACTGCACTTATATTTTAAGAAATGCTTATCCAACTAATGTAATTGCAGTTCCAGTTTCATATGAAGGCGCAAATATATTAAGAACAACAGTAACATTTAATTATGATATTTACAGATTTGAAAAGTCTGATGGAAAACCAATAAATGGTGATGGTGGAAATTCAAGTGCTCAACCTGGAGGAGATTCTGGAGCAACATTGGGGGAATTAAATAGACAAGTTAGATTGATTAATGAAAATATTCCTATCACTGGATTAAATCCTAACCCAAGAGATGTGGGATAAATAACTAAACCTGAATTTTATATTTTAATATGCCTTTACCTACAGTTGCAACTCCAACCTATGAGTTGACATTACCATCAAACAAAAAGACTATTAAGTACAGACCTTTCTTAGTCAAGGAAGAAAAGATTCTTATCTTGGCTATGGAAAGTGGTAATTCAAAAGATATTACTAATGCAGTTAAGAATACATTGAAAGATTGTATTTTAACCAGAGGCATTAAGATTGATTCTCTTCCAAGTTTTGATATTGAGTATCTGTTTTTAAATATTAGAGCAAAGTCAGTTGGAGAATCAGTAGAATTAATCATCACCTGTCCAGATGATAATGAAACACGTGTAGATGTTACTGTTAATATTGATGAGATTGAAGTTGTAATTCCAGAAAATCATACATCTGAAATTAAAGTTGATGATAGTATTACAGTTAAGATGAAGTATCCATCACTTCAAGAGTTTATTGATAATAATTTTGATTTCTCTGGACAAACTGGAAGTAAAGAAACTATTGACAAATCATTTGATATTGTTGCATCTTGTGTGGATATGGTTTATACCAAAGATGAATCTTGGTCTGCTGCTGATGTTACTAAGAAAGAATTGATTGAATGGTTACAGACATTTGATTCAAATCAATTCAAAGGTATTGAAGAGTTCTTTGATACTATGCCTAAACTTTCTCACACATTAACAGTTAAGAATCCAAACACTGGCGTTGAGAATGAAATTGTATTGGAGGGACTCTCAAGTTTTTTCGGATAGTCCTTAGTCATGAAGATTTGGAGTCTTATTATAGAGTTAATTTTGCCTTGATGCAGTATCATAAATACTCTTTGACTGAGATTGAAAATATGATGCCGTGGGAACGTGAAATCTACTTAACTCTTTTAGAAAATCATATCAAAGAAGAAGAAGAAAAAGCATCAAGAGTAAAATAAATGACTCCAGGAGATTTTGGATTTAAAGATAGAGTATCTAGATTTATTTCAGGAGCAAGTTCCAGAAGTAAATTTGGATTCTCTGCTACGCCAAAACTCACAAGAATTGCTGGGATGTTTCCAAAAAGACAAGTCCCTCAACAAATTGTATCTGGGTCTTCTGAACAAACAGATCCAGAAATTGGAGCGCCAAAAAGAGTTATTTCTTCTTTAGGAAGATTGACTTTAGACCTTGAGATTGTCAACAATAATCTTGATAGAATTGCATCAATTATTCTTCAAGATTATAAAGAAACTCAAGATACAAATAAAAAAGAAATAGAAGATTTTAGAAAAAGAGTTGCAAATAGAGGTAGATTATTTGGTAAGAAAGAGTTAGGAGATAAGAAATCTGATGTTCTTGGTGCAGTTAAAAAATATGTAGGGTCATTCTTTAGTGGTGCTGGAGGTGCTATCAGAGCACTCTCTATGTTTAATTTGATGCAGGGGATTTTATCTGGAGACCCATCTAAAATTATTGGACCACTTCTTGGAATAGGATTAACATATCTTCCTGCTATTGGTGCTGGAATTGCTGGTGCAGTAGCAACATCTTTGGTTGGGAAGTTATTTGGAGGTGGGGCAGCAACAAGAGCAGCAGCATCAGCAGCTCCTGCAGCAGCTGGAGCAGGGGGAGCACTTGGAAGATTGGGTAAATTTGGTGGAAGAGCTGCACTTGTTGGTGGAGGAATTGCATTAGCAAGTAGTATCTTCAATAGACCACAAGAAGATCAATCACAACAAAGATTAGAAGAACTTACACAACAACAAAAAGCATCAGTAGAACCTGGAAATTTAGTTCCAATTCCACAAGATGATTTGAGGAGATTCGAAAAATTAAACAAAAAATTTGAAGCAGCACTTGACTTTTTATTAGGCAAACAAAAAGAACAAGACAGGCAACCTCAAAAAACAGGTGGGAGAGGAGGTGGAGGAGGTGGGGGTGCTCCTCCCCCTCCTGGTCAAATTATGTCAGGACCTGCCCCTGGAGAAATTAATGCTTTGATGTCAGCAATTTCTGGAGCAGAAGGTGGATTAGAATCAGTTAATAAAATAGGTCCTATGCCTGGTTTGTCTCAAATGACTATTGATGAAGCCATATCAAAAGTTGAATCATTCAGAGCACAAGGTAAAACCTCAGGGGCTATGGGCAACATGCAGCAAATGTCTTATTACTTGAGAGAAAGAGCTATAGCAGCAGGGTTAGATCCATCAACAGCATTGTATAATCAAGAAAATCAATACAAAATTAATAGAGCATATCTTGCCGGTCTTTTTTCTGGAGGAGAACAGGAAATAGTTAATTTAATTAGGTCAGGTAAAATCAATGAAGTAGTGAATAAATTAAAAGGAGTTTGGCCATCTCTTCCTGGAGGATCTCAAGAAAATGTTCATACATCAGATTTTTATAGAAGATTTCAAACTTTCTTAGGGCAAATATCATCTCCTGGAACTGTAACACCACCAATAAGTCCTGTTGCACCAGCACCAAGATCTGCAGCAACTGCTGCTCCAAGAGCACCACAAACACAAGTTACAGTTCTTCCTTTACCAACTCAACAACAATCTTCCCAAGCATCTGCAGTTTCTGGAGGAAATGATACTGTTCCATCAATAGATACTACTTATCCTGAAAACTTCTTGGCTTTGTATTCTAAACTAATCTATCAGATTGTTTGATAAATGGACCCAACATTACTTCTTAACAGACCAGTTGTAAAACCAAGAATAGTAGCAAAGATTACGAAGTTTAATAATCTTGTTGAGGTTTCTACTGAAGCTAGAAAGTCTTCTACTAAACTTAGAAAGGTTTTTGAAAAGGGAAGTTACCAAAAGAAAACCCAACTTTCAGTATTAAACAGATATAAAAAACGATTAGAAACTATTCAGAAACAAAATGATAGATCATTTCGTAAAAAACAAAGAGTAAAAGTTAAGTTACCAGACATTAAAAAGTATGTTGGAAACTTTTTTACGCCAGGATCTGCTGATGATCCTCTCAAAGCAATAGGAGCACTTGCAGCATTTAAAGCAGTTCAAAAAGGTTCTAAAGGTGATTGGGGTGGGGCATTAGCTTCTGGTTTAGTTGCAGCAGGATTAACTCTTGGACCTTCACTGTTGGGATTTGGTGCTGGTGCTTTGATGGGTAGAGGGGGAAGAGGAGGAGGTGTTGGTCCTGAAGTAGGAGTTACTCCTCCCAAACCATTAAAACCAGGGTCTATAAGTAGATTAAATGCATCACAAGCAAGATTCATTCAAGGTAGTGCAAATATTGGTGATAGGGCAAGATTAATTCGTAGAGGAACTATTTCTCCTACAGGGGCATTTTCTCGTGGTGGTCCAGAGCAAATGGCAAAGTATGGGGCAGACACCTCAAAAGTTGGAAAAGCATTTGGTAGATTTGGTAAAGCAATTATTCCAGGCGTTGGTGCTGCAGTTGGGGCTATTGATGCAGGATTGAGAACAAGTGAAGGTGATTACACAGGAGCTAAAATAGCAGGAACATCAGCAACTTTAGATGCACTTGCTGCTGCATCTGCTGCTACTGGAATTGGATTGCCAGTTGCTGGATTACTTTCTATTGCATCATTTGCATTAGATGTAACTAATCTTGTTCGTGATTTAAGTGGCTCAAGTGAAAAAGAAGCACTGGCAAATAAATCTCAGCAAAATAGGTTAAAACAACAAACAGAAAAACAAAAACAAGCAGTTGAGGGTAAGAAGGAAGAAGGTGGAGCACTTACCTTTAGAAAAACTTTGAATGGTTATGAAAAGGCAGTTAATAAATTTGAAGAATTTGTTAAAGGATTTAAAGGTGGTATGGGAATGGGTGGGGAACAGTCTGGAGTTATTGAAACTGGAAATAGAGGATTAACTACTGGTGAATCCCTTCAAGATTTAGAAGCAACTGGAGGAGAAGTTCCAGGAAGACCAGATTCTGCTTATGGCCCAAGAGGAGGAAGACTACACAAGGGGAACGATTATAATAGATCAGTTGGCACTCCAATCAGTATCATACAACCAGGAACTGTAACTGTTGCAGATATGAATTATGACCCCAGTGGATGGGGAGCAGTAGTTGAGATTAGACATCAAGATGGGTCTATAAGTAGGTATGCACACCTAAGTCAAATAAATGTTGCAGCAGGAACTCAAGTTTCTCCTGGACAAGTAATAGGAAAAGTTGGTGGTGCTCCTGGTGCTCCAGGATCTGGAAACTCTACAGGAGCGCATTTGCATTTTGAATATGAAAATGGTTCAGGAAGAATTGATCCAACTGCAATAGCACCAAGAATTTTTAGATTTGGTGGCGATGTAAGAGTTAAGCAACAATCAACACAACCACAACCTCCTGGTTCCAGACCAAGCACTGCAGCACAATTGAGAGCAATTGGACAATCTGATGCTGCTTCACTATTAGAAAGACAACAACCTCCTGCTCCACGTAGACCTCCTTCAATTACACCTCCACCACGAACACCAAGACCTGTTGGAAGTTTTCTTCCATATCAACAAGGAAGTCAACAACAAGTCACGGCATTTTATCCTGTGTCACAACCACAACAACAACCTATGCCATCTGAAGATGTTCCTATGATGATGACAGGTCCATCAGAGCAACAGTTGTTAAATAGTTTCTATAAGAGAGTCCTTCTTAATACTGTATAGCATGGAAGATACAAGTTCATATTTTAATTGGAAACTTAGAGAGTTTTTGATTGAGTCACAGGATGATACTAAGTTTTATAATATGACTCCTTATGTGAGTGCTGTTCAATATTATGAAGACTTGTTTTCGCCATCTATTTTTCTTACAGTATTACTTGTAGACACTGATGGTAAGTTATCTTCGTTGATTGATGGAAGAACATCAGGACAAAATGGACTTAAAGGTGGAGAGAGAGTTAGATTAATTATAGATCAAACTGCTACAGGGGAATCTATTTCTTTAAAGGAAGATAGTAATAAGACTAACTATTACATTTACAAAATCTATGCTTCAACTACAGAGTATACAAGAGAAGCATTTATTGTAGAGTTATGTCCTGCTGAAGTTTTTCAGAATGAAACTTCAAGAGTGGTTAGAAAGTATAAAGGTAATATTGGCAATAGTGTAAATCAAATTTTAAAAGATGTATTAAAAACTAATAATTATGATCAAAATAACATAGAACAAACTCAAAATGATTATGTCTTTTATGGAAATACAAAAAGACCTTTTACTGTTGTAACTTGGTTGTGTCCTAAATCTATACCAGGAAAAAATAAGTCCAGTCCAACTGAAGGGACTGCAGGATTTCTTTTTTATCAAAATAAAAATGGATTTAATTTTAAAAGTTTAGATTCTTTAATCAGTGGATATGTGTTGGGGACAACAAATACAAAACCATATGTGACATACAGATACAATCCAGTTGGAAATCCTGCAAGTTATGATTCTAATTTTTTAATTCAGAACACTCCAACTTTTGAAAAGAACGTAAATATTATGGAAAACTTGAGGATAGGAATGTATGCAAGTAAAAGTTACTTCTTTGATATTAATTCAAGAAAATTTTATGAATATGATTACTCTTTAAACAGTAGTTATGATTTGATGGAGCATACATCAGGGTCAAATAAAAAACCTCAAGTTCCTTTAGACCTCGATAAAAATCCATCAAGAGTTATGGTAAGAACTTTAGATAATTTTAATGCAGACCCAGCAATACTTGAAGATTCTAATACTGCTGCAATAAATAATCCTAATGAAGATAAAACTACTTTATATCAGGCAGCTTCATTGGCAAGATACAATCTTGCATTTTCTCAAAAGTTAAATATAACAATCCCCTTAAATTTAAAATTGACTGTTGGTGATTTAATTAAGTTAGAATTTCCAGAAATTAAAGTTGGAACTGATAAAGTTAGAGATGATAATAAATCTGGATTCTATTTGATTAAAGAATTATCCCATGTATTTTCGCAAAATAAAGGATACACTGGACTTAAGTTAATTAGGGATTCTTATGGAGTCAAACAAAATGTCTAACATCAACGATCATATCCAAAAAGACATAGATGAACTAAGTAATCCTATGCTTTCATCTCAAAGACGTAGACACGTAGAAGAAGAGTTAGAGTCTTTGAAGAAGTATCATGTTAATCATCCAGAAGATGATCATGACCCAACTTCTTTGGAATTATTTTGTGATGAAAATCCAGATGCTTTAGAATGTAAGGTATACGACTTATGATGCTTGAGCAATCCCTAATTAGTCCCAACTTTTTAGGTAAAGAATCCTTTAGATGGTTCATTGGTAAAGTTACAGACTATGGAAAAATTCAAGACTCTAACATTGGTGGAGGATATAAAGCCAAAGTTAGAATTATGGGTTATCACCCAGATCTTCAAAGTGTCATACATGATGATGAACTTCCTTGGGCACATGTTCTTGTTCCATTGAATATGGGATGTGGAAATGGTGGAAATACTGGTGGGACAATTCCCAATGGAGGAGAAACAGTTATAGGTTTTTTTCTGGATGGTGATAATGCTCAACAACCAGTTATCATAGGAGGTTTATTTTCTGGATATGATGTAGACCATACAAATACTTTTGAACAAGGAACAGATAAATTTAATACATTTCAAAGAAAAACTTCTGCTTTTAATGAAAATAATGTAAATTCAAAGACTGGAAGTGCAACAAATCCAAATACTAAAGCCACTAATGTTCCAGATCCAAGTAATCAAGTAGTAACAGAAGATGGGTCAGTAAATACAACAGGATCAGATAAAACTGATATTGGAGGTAAAGCAGGAACAGTAGTTGTTTCTAATGTTCAAACCTGTGATAGATCAGATAGTACGTTTGGAAAAATAGTAAAAGCACTTAAACAATTTTTATTAACAGCACAACAAATTACAAATGGTTTTATCAATCCAGCTTTAAATGCAATAAGTAATATACCAGCACTTGTTGGACAAGTGACAATTGTATTGACTGATTTGTTTAGTAGATTTATTTTAAGAGCAAAAAATTTAGTCTTAGGTCAAATTTATGCTCAACTGGAACAAATTATAGGTAGATTATTACCAAAGGATATTAAACTTTTCAAACAACTCGCCACTGATAAAGTAGTTGATGCTATTCAGTGTGCATTTTTGAAAACAATTAAACAACTTGCAGAATTTTTTACTGAATTTTTATTGCAACTTGCAGACTCTGCAATTAGTGTTCCTCTTTGTGCAGTAGAAGCATTGGTTGGCAGCACATTATCTTCAGTAACATCGACAATTAATGATACAATAGGTCCTGCAATACAAGAATTTACCACAGAAGTTGGTGGTGTTATTGGGTCTATTAATGGATACATTTCTCAAGCATTATCTTATCTTGATGCAACAGTTAATTTTCTTACTTGTGATAGTGTTGAGTGTAAGGTGGTATATGATTATTCTCTTTCCGTAGGATGGATTCCACCAGAATCTGTATCAGATTTTCAAAATGCTTTAAATTACCCATCTAATGCTATTGCTAATGCATCTCAGTCTGCCACTAATTTAATAAATGGACTTGGTGGTGATGCAGCAACAATTCCTCCAGAATTGTCTGGTTCAATTCCATTAGATTGTAACATAGCAGCACTTGATTGTGGTCCACCAGAAATAATCTTCTTTGGTGGAGGTGGTTCTGAAGCTGCTGGAGAAGCAATTATTGATTCATTCAATCAACTTATTGGCGTTAACATCATCAATCCAGGTTCTGGATATTCCCAAGCACCATATGTTTCCATTCAAGATGCTTGTAATAATGGATTAGGTGCTCAAGCAACTGCAACAGTTGGATCTGGTGGAACAATAACTCAAGTAATAGTTACTAATCCTGGTTCAGGATACTTAGGACCAATAAAGACAGATAAAGATCCTTGTGATGTAAATCCAGTCACATCATCTGGGTCTGAAGTTGTTGGATCTATTGTTGGGGTTGCTATTATTAGAAATGGAATTGGATATAAACCAACAGATGTAATCACAAACATTACTTGTAGTAGTGATGTTGAGATTTATCCAGTAGTAGATGATAGAGGAAGAATTATAGATGTTAATATTGTAAATCCAGGTACTGCAATTAGGGTTCTTCCAGAACTTTCAATAAATACTGAGAGTGGTGAAGGGGCAATCTTGAAACCAATATTATCATTCAAACCAATTGAACCTGTGACTTCAGAAACTAATAGAGAAAAGGTTCAAAGAGTAATCCTTTGTGCAGAAAATCATGGCTGATTATCAACATCCTTCAGGATATGTAATTAATAATGCTGATTATGGAAGTATTTTTATAGGTGAGGACAAAGGGACTCAAAGAACAAGGCAAATAGAACTTCATTCTGCATCTAATGCAGCACTAAAACTTTTTAGTGATGGTGGATTTCAAATACAAAGTCAAAAAAGTGGGACTTCTGGTTCAAATAAGGAAGATTCTATTGTCAGTAGATCTGATGATGGATTGTTTATTAATGCTGATAGCAATATTCACATATCTGCTGGTCCTACAGGAGCTATAACACTTGCTGCAAGAGAAATAAGGTTTGAATCAACTGCACATGATGAAACTTTTGTCATTAGAGCAACTAAAAATTTACAATTGCAAGCAGATAATATAAAAATTGATGGTGGAACTGTTGCAATTGGTGCAAAAGTTAAAATGTTACTTCGTTCTCCTGGACCAATCTATATAAATTCAAGTGCAGGAGTTTCCATTGTGGAACCAAAGTTATCATTATGCCCTAAAAATCTTTTGCAAGTTGTTCAAACTTTAGCTACTAATGTATTTGGATATTAAACATGGCAAACATTAATACCATAGAAACTGAATCAATTCAGGTTGGGACAGCTCTTGCTCCTGCTATTGCTGCTGTAGATATTTGGCCATCTTTAGATCCAACTGTGCCATTTTCACAACAAGTTAATGGTATTAATAATTTTGTAGCACTGACAAATCAAATTGGTTTGTATAATGGTATAGGACTACAATCTATTACTGGTCTTAGTAATTTGCTTGGATTTAAAACTGGTGTTGGTGGGCAAGCAAATGCAGAACCAAAACAAGACAATGCAACTCCTACTGCAAAGCATAGTTCTCCAAATGGCAATCTTCTTGGAAGTTGGAAGTTAAATGGAGTACCTATACAAACAGTATCAGACATTAAATTTAAAGTAAATATAAAACCTCTTCAAAATTCTTTAGATAAAGTTTTGAAGTTGCAAGGTATGGAATATGATAGGACTGATTATGAAAAGCACGAATATGGATTAATTGCACAACAAGTAGAACAAGTAATTCCAGAACTTGTAGATGAAAATTCAGAAAAAACTAAATTAGTTCATTATCAAAACTTAACTGCTGTTCTTGTAGAGGCGATTAAAGAACAACAAGAACAGATCAATTCCCTCAAGCAGACAGTTCAGGAACTGTCCACCAAACTTGCAGAGTGCTGCTCTTGATGCTATGATGGATAGGTAAGCAACCCCTGTAATCAAATGCAAATCAACCGTGACCAACTGGATGAACTGAAAGGACTTCAAGAAGATACTGCTGCCCATTTCACTGATGGCAATCTTGTAAGTGGTGAAACCTATTGGACTTGCGTTGAAGCATTTGCCCAAGCAAAACTGGCAGAACTTCGTGGTGAGTTGGTTTATGAGGGTTGACTTGGTGGTGGCAGTGTGGTATAATATCAAGGTGTGAAGGAAGTGCTGGAGAGGATTCTTTCTCTCCACTTTGGGAGCATGGCGTAATTGGTAGCCGCACCAGACTTAAAATCTGTTGGTCTTAAGACCGTGGGAGTTCGACCCTCCCTGCTCCTATTTCAAAATTGACTTTTTATTTCAAAAATCCCCTCGAAAAAACTCCAGGCAAAAATTGCCTGTAGGGTTTTTACAACCATTCATCATTTGCAGGGTCTTGGAAGAAACTTAATAAAGCATTATTGACTGCAATAGATTGATTCAGTTGTGCAGTTGATTCATTGTAAGCATAATTCTGTAATTCATATCCAGATTTTCCTGCTTTTAATATATTTACTTTTGTGATTAAATTATTTCTTTGTGTTCTTAAAGTTGTAATTTGTGAATTTAGGTTTGAAATAGATGTAGCATAACCAGTACAAGTTCCTGAATCGCAAGATAATCCAATACAAGTTCCAATTGGGTCTATGTAGATGCCAATAGACACTGAATCTACATAAGTTTCTGTTCCAAGACCAGCAGTATCTCCTGGAGTACCTACATATACAATTGGTGTAGTTATGTAATTTGAACCTGGATTTACAACAGTAATGGATTGAAGTCTTCCATTACTATCAATTGTAGATGTTGCAGTTGCAGTAGTTCCAAATCCAACAGAGGATAGTGTAACAGTTGGAGTAAATGTATAACCATATCCAGGATTAGTTACTTCAAATCCAGTTACTACGCCAACAGATACATATGCAGTTGCAGTTGCTGTGGTTCCTATTCCAGGTCCTATTACGGTTGGAGGTTGAATAGAAACTGAAGGTGCTTGAGTGTAACCATATCCTGCATTAGATACATTTATTGCAGTTACTATTCCAGGAGCACCAGTGGTTGCAACACCAACAGCAGATTGTATTAGTGGTGAGGCAATAGTTACTGATGGTGCAGAAACATAACCTTTTCCAGCATTGACTACAGAAATTGATGTAACTCTTCCATTTGATACTAATGCAGTAGCAGATTGGGAATCCGAAGATGCAACACTGACTAATGTTCCATTGATAGTTTCAAATGGATTGGGGGAAAGATATGTGTATCCTCTGTATCTTAAGGTATCTTTATAAAC